TTTTTTAGATTGATTTGCTGGGTTTAACTTATCAAGCATATTCACTAAGGCTGATGCAGTGGTCATGTCAATCTCTTCAGATTTACCATTTCCGAACTTAACAGGCTTGGCAGACTTTTTAGAAACGATAGCTCTTAGCTGATCAACAACCTTGCCTTCGACTAGCGCGCTTTCTTCAAGGTCAGATTCTTCGTCTTCGTCATCTTCTTCGTCCTCTTCCTCTTCGTCCTCTTCTTCATAAAGATCATCCGCCATTTCTTTGCCGTATTTCTTAATGAAGTCTTTCTTAGACATAGTTTCCGAATCATCGACCATTTGATCCTTAACTTTGCCTTCTCCTAGTTGTACTAAGAATTTGCCGCCAGCGTCTTTCACAGCCTTACCTTTATGCTTTTTTGCGAGCTTAGTCGCCGCCGATTGGTCAAAGAGACCAGCATCAGCGTAGCCATCATCAGACTCACCAGTACCTTTTTGGTTGAGGTACTTCCCTTCGGTGATCTCGGCACGGTCGCCGTTGAATTGGTGATCGCCTGCTACAGGATGCTTGGTTGTCTCAATGCTGTGCTTAGCTTTGAAGTCCTTTTCTCCACCGGCGCGTGGTTCCAGCTTATCGCCTTCTACCTTGCTATCCTGTGGCCGAGAGCCTGAAGCTGCTTCTTCGGTTACATAAGCTTTGAATCTTTTGATAGCCATTTCGCTATTCCTCTGCTGTCTCTTGAGTTCCCATGAAGTTATTTTGAACTTCATACTTTTTAATTTGTATGGCGTCTTCAATTTTGCTCATCATAATATCACCAATTGCTGTTTTAAATCCATTCACGTTGCCGTCGGCTGCCATATTAACAGCATCTACAGTAGTATATATAGTTTCTTCAGTCATGTCGTTCTCCATTGTCTTGTACAATATTTATAATTATTGTATAATCGCTTTATTCGAAACTGTCGTCTTCTTCGCCAGTATCTTCATCTTCAATTTCTTTATCTATTTCTTTGACTTCTTCGTCTGTTTGTAGCAGCACGTTTTTACGGATCCATGCTTCAGAGAAATACTTTCCAGCAAACTGATCAACGTCTTGTAGTAATGACAGCCTTTCGCGAAGAATTTCAGAGCTTTTCAGCTCGGCGAAGTGGTTATCTTCAATAAAGTCAAATTTCACATTCTGCTTCATATCAAGCCATTCGGCTCTAGAGATAACGCCCTTCAATAACAGTTGCTTCTCGAGAAGAACTAAAAATAGTTCAGAGAATCGATTTCTCAATCGTGCTACAAATTTTGAGAACTTCAACTCGTCGCGAGTAATCTCAGATGAACGTCCGAGGTTGAATTGCCCGTCAGATTCTAATCGAGAAACTGGAACATTCAAAGACTCGTACATCTTTCTCCGGAAGTACTGAACATCATCCATCTCGCCGAGGTTTTGGCCTCCTGGCAGAGTTGTAATCTCAGTTCCACTACTACCTTCCCTGCGCGGCAGCCAATAATCTTCCAGCATGGTTAGGTGCTTTCGTGAATCGTTGACCGCGCCGGTGTTGGCGTCATACACCAACTTATTCTTATGTTTGACCATCATGTCGCGCAAGTATTGCTCGGCTTTCGCTTTAGGCAAGTTACCCACGTCTATATAAAAGATCCTTCGCTCCGGCGCTCGAGCAAGTCGATAGATGACAGTCGCATCTTCAAGCATACGCAGCTGATTCAAAGGCTTGACTGCTTTGTCAAGGTGTCCAAGAATCATTTTATTTGTTTCGTCTAGCACACCACTGTGGATATAGGCTATAGAGTCTGTTGATATTTTAACGCCGGACTGACCAGCTTGAACACCTTTTGGCGAATATACGAAAAATTCAACAAATTTCTTAGAGGTCACTTCGCGCGAACCCGCAACAATCGCTTGTTCTCTTTTTTCCACTCGCATTTTTTTTATTGTGCGGGGATCAATGTATCGCAACTCTTGAATACCTGATTTAGTATTCGCGGTGTCGATCATAATATGGTAGTACATTCGACCGTCAACATACCAATTTTTGAATATGTCATACCCTCGATTGTCAAACTTCAAAAGTGATAAAACCGCATCAAACTCTTCAATCACTCTTTTCTTTATACTGTTTGGAAGTTCTACATCATCTAGAACAACTTTGACAGAACCCTCATTATCGTCAAACACAATGGCCTCGTTACATATATCGTCGATAGCCTTGTCGCACTCGCTTTGACGGGACATCTCTCGATACTTAGTGATGAGAGCAGATTCGTTCTTTGACGAACCGTCGAGGTCTACTGTTGTGCCAAATGCGCCACCCTCGTTTACATCGAGAGCACCGTCTAAATTAGTTGGAGGCGCGAATGACTGTACCGATACCGGTAGTTCGTCTTCTTTGCGTCCTATTTGAAATCCGAAAAGTTCAATTGCCATTGTGGTTTATCCTTAATAATAATTGGGGCGGCATAGTATTTATGCGCGCCCCATGTTCACCTTTTAGGATTAGATCCCGCCAGCAGTGCCAGTAGTTCCGCCAGTCACTTCCCAATAATCGTACTGGAATGTAACGCCGAACTCTTGGATAGCTTCACTATCCCAAGCCAAATCAATCGCGGCAATCTCAGTTGGGTAAATGCCAACAAAGTTGTATACGCGAAGGATTGATCCGTCTTTGCCGAACTGTGTAACTTGAGCGTTAGACTTATATAGGCTAGGAGCAGATCCACCAGCTGTGTTCAAGTTTCCTTGAGCAGAGTTGATAGAGTTTGACCACTGTTCCATAGCATTGCGAATAGCAAAGTCTTCATCATTGATAATTGTTGGTGCCCATTCAGCATAAGTGCGGTTGCCAGCTATTTTAATTTGGCGGCCGAAATATGGAACTTCAACTGTGCCAAGTGTAGAGGCAGGAATCTGAGCAGCCTTCACCATAAATGGTACTTGTGCGTCAGCCACACCGTTGATTGGATTTGTGATCTGGACTTGGAAAAGCGATGCGCGAGCACCGCCTCCCTTTAAAGCGCCAGAAAATTCATTTACATTAAACGCCATTTCTTTATCTCCCGATTCTGTACGTTATATTTATATTAAGCGCGACCAACAATCTCAGAGAACTCAACACCGCTGCGGACAGCAACAAAGTTCAACTGAATAAAGTTGATTGAACGGGCTGGTTTAATGTAGATGTCGCCGATAAACTCGTTACGGTCTACAACTTCTCCAGTATTATTTGTTCCGTCACACACGACTTGGAAGTCAGTGATACCACGACGACCTTGTACATCACGCAAGAATGGGACAACCAAATTGGTAAACTGGCTACGAGTAAACTCATCGTTGAATTCAAAGAGAGTGAACTTAGAAGCAGTTGCGATAGCTTTCTCGAGTACGATAAACAAACGTCGAACGTTGATACGGTCAAAGGCAGATGGCTTGGCTAGCAAAGTCTTATCGCCAAACAACACAGTACCTTGTCCTGGGAACGTCACAACAGGGTTTACGCCCTTCTTATAAAGCGCATCACGATCGCCCTTTCCTGGGTTATAGGAAAGTTTAATAGCATTCTTAACATTACCACGGTTGTATCCAGCAGGAGAGAACCAAGGATCACGAGTCAAGTCGGTTTGAACCATCAGGCCAGCTGTATCGGCATTCAGAGGAACATAACGATATTCGTCGTTGTACTTATCATATTGATACTTCCATCCAGAATCCAAAACGGCATAAGAAGATGAAGGCAGTGTATCGCGGAATTCAATAATATCATCACGCTCTTTACCGGCATAAGAATTGTTAGCAACAACATCAGCGCGTTCTGGGGACAGAACAACGATGCAGTCTTTACGCGACTCGGCAATATTAGTAATGAGGTAAGTTGCTAGAGTTGCGTCGGCATCAGCGCCCAAGATGAAAGAAACATCAACATCTTCAGCAGAAGCGAACAAATCGTAACCGACGATCTTTTGCGCGCTAGTCAAGTTCGTGCCGTCTAGACCATTGATCAGGCTCTTATTAATTACAACACCGCCTGTCGTGTACGTGGTTCCTGAAAGAGCAGAACCAGAACCCAATAGCGTCTTTGCAGAAGCTGTAACATAGGCAGACTGTTGGTTGATTACATTGACGAAGTAGTTACCAGCGCCTTGCTCAGTCTTAGCATCAGAACCTAAAGAAACGCCAGCATATGTTTCAAGGACAGTTCCTTTAACGCCGGTGAATGCTCCATCTTCATCAACAACAGCGACATGAATTTCGTCGCCAGATGCTCCAAGAGCCAAGCCATTAGCAGTAGTTCCAGGGGCATCATCAAACTGTCCTGAGAATTCCCAAGAGCGAGTTAGCGATCCGCCAGTAACATCAGCAGAAGAATACTTGGTTTCTAGTGTGATAGATACTGTTGTGGTGTTGGCGATAGAGGCTACAGAAAGAACTTTACGTTTTTCTTCAACATCATGTGGGCCAAGGCTCAATATGTCGCCGACATTAATAGCGGCAACAACAGCTGCAGTATTAGCAGAAGTAATTACGACTTGGTCACTATTTCTAGCGACATCATATGTCAGGCCAGTTGCTGTAGACCAAGCGGCAGCATCTGGACAGATAGAAATCTTCAATGAATTTCCTAAAACACCAGCATATTTTGCATAGAAGTTGTCAGTACTAGGAACGGTAGAATCTTCGTTTTCGATTAGAGCGGCTGTAGTTTCGGCGGCATTTCTGGCGTCAGAATTAACTGTACGAACTACGTGCAAAGCATTGCCGTAGGATAAGAAATTTGCTGCGGTGAAAAAATCAGTCGCATTGTCATTATTTGGTTTGTGGAAGATGTTAACGAGGCGATCTTCGGAATCCACCAACACACGTTGTGCTGCTGGTCCCCAGCGGAACTGACCTGCGATTGCACCCTCAGTAGAGGATACGGCAGGGACTACCGTTGTGAGATCGATCTCACTTACATTTACTCCAGGACTTACTTGGAAGGGCATTGCTATTCTCCTTAAAAAATAGAGTTTTTTATTTCATTCAACTGAAGATATTTATAATAATTGAATGTTTAGTATTTTAGTTGTAATTTGCCGCAGAGATATAATCGCTCATACCGAACGGCGCTGGTGGCTCGTATTCTATAACATCATCATCCGGCATCCCGTCATCGTGGAAACCAAATGGCAACATATTTTCCATCATCTCTTTCTCAGACTTTTCTCTGAGTTGTGTCAGCGTATTAATATCAGTCATATCTTTAAAATACGCTTGATCCGATAACCAAGCAAATAACACTAAGCACATGACAAGATCGTCGTGCGCTCCAGATTCTGCTTCGTAAGAGTTCCTTTTCCTCGAAAATGTAGACAACTCCCGTATAGTTTGGAAGTCATGTAGTATAAGTTGTTCTTGCTCAATCATCAATTTCAAGATTGAGCAACCAACAGACTTCACGCTTTTGGTTGTGCGTATTCCTTTGTCGCACATCCTGCTGAATCCTGCTGAAATCCTCTTTCCAGACCTTCCAGCACTTTCAGTGAATAGTATGTTCTCATATTCAAATTCATAATGTATCAATTCAGCAACTTGCTCCCCAATATCATTAATCTCAACGAGTACGGTGGCTTCATTGTATCCTTTACACGTTCTATATATTACTTCAGCATATTCAGCCGGAGTAATAAAGTTGTCTCTGTAGACACAAACCTGCTGATATGGCATTTCAGTCACATCAATAATTTGAAATGCGGAGTAATCCAACCCCTTCCCTCTCGACACATCAACAATACAAGCGTATAATCGGCCTGGAACACACTTCGCATACATTGAAATGTTGTTCGCCTCAATGATTGGTTTGTGCGCTACTAAAGACTTCAGCTTACTGCCGTCGATCAACGTGCCAGAACTACCTAAAAACTGACATTCATATTCCTGTGCGAATTTCTCATAATCATAATCCATCGCCTGTAGAGTTTCTTCCCTCCAAGCTTCGTCGCGGCCAGGAACGTCATCCCAATTAACCCTAACAAACTGATAGCCGTTAGTCCCTTCTTTCGCACCTTCGCACGTTTTGTAGAAGTGGTTTAATCCATTTGGCGTTGACGTCAACAGTATTTTAGTGGTGTTACCAGAAGATATTGTAGGAAATACCGAAGCAAAAAACTCATCCCAATTTTCAACAAACGCAGTCTCATCAATGTATAGAAAGGAAACGGATTTACCACGAATTGCCGATGACGATGTTGCCGCCGCAATAATTTTACAACCGTTTTCAAACTGAACTGATCCCTTGTTCCACTCAACCACACCTTGTTGCATCCAAACTGGCAGGGCTTCGTATGCTATTTTGATTCGGTCAAGAATCTCTCTAGCCGCCTCGCCCTTGTTGGCGAGAAGGGCAACAGTCTTGTGTTCGTTGAATAATATGAATTGGAGTATCACCGCGACTGCTGTTGTGGTCTTTCCAGCCTGCCGAGAAGTTACTACTGCAGCTCGTCTATTATTTGTAATCTTCTCAATAATTTCCCGCTGATAATCGTACAGGCGCATGGGTATCAATCCATGGTCAACATGTACTATCTGGAGATAATTTTCAGCAAAGTATATTGGGTCTCTAGAACATCTTACAAATTCCTTGACCTGATCGTGCGTCCACTGTATTTGGACGCCCTTTCGTTTGAGAAGCTGATTACCATTGTAGGTTTTACTAGCCAATTTCAACGACGCCTTCAGCAATCAAACGTTCGCGGTTCGCCAAATGCTGCGCGTCGACATCGTCTTTGCTTCCGCCGAAGTAAGGAACTGCATGGCCGCGTTCAACAAGAATTTCGGTAGCGCCTTTCCAAGTGCCGGTATCTGTATCATACACATCAAAGTCGCCGAGGATTCGGCCAAATTTACCCTTCTTATCCTCTCCGTCTTTGGCGATCTGCGTTCTCAATACTGCTGTCTTGCCGAGCAGTTCTTTTAGTGCTTGCTTTGCCGCAAGGCCAAATTTCTTCTCAACCTTATCTCGCGTGCGCGACTCAGGCGTATCAATCCCCATCATTCGCACTCGCTCTTTGCGGAGCCAAACACCAAAGCCAAGGTCGATATTCACGTCAACAGTATCGCCGTCAACAACTCTAACAATTTCCACTTTATAATCATACATCTTTTTCACCATTAATCAATTTCTGTAAATCATTAGTACTGCCGACAAATAATGCGTTAGTGATACCGATTTGAGATTGGGGTTCCGCGCTTTCTTCTTGTCGCAATTCTTTCACTTTCTTTTGGATGTCGAGTAGGTCTTTGTTTGCTTCGACTAATGTCTTGGTGAGCTGTGAGACTACTTCGAACGCCCTTGGATGCTCACTAGCCTTCGCTAAATGCAAAAGGTTATCAAGGGCGAAGGTGCCCTTCTCTATAACATCGTATAAATTATCTCTCGCAAACTTATAGTCTTGTGATATGTCGTCGGGCAAACCTTCCACCCTTTCTTCAATAATAGAGCGAACCAATGATTTAGGCTCGTCGTCAACTAATTCAGATTCAACATCAAATATATTATTCAGATTGTCCGTCACAATATTTTTCATAATTAGTGCTCATGGTTTTCTGTTCCGTCAAAATAATCAACGCTATCGAACGCAAATCCATAACTGGTATTTGCTCCGATGCTCTGGGTGTCTACACTCAAATCAGGATTTGTTGTCGGCGAGCCATTTGCTAGCAGGCCAGGAGTGAGGATAATTTTCTTATTCGGCCCTTCGTCGTTGCTCGGGGTGAATGTGCCGTCAACGTCACTAGGAATACCAAGATCAACAACAGTTCTTTTAATAACACCCTTATTCGACACTGGCCCAAATATGTATCCTTTCACTACAAACTGAAAAGTGTAGATGATAGCTCTTCTAGTCTGGAAGTCAGCCTCGTAGGTGTCCTCAATACTCATTCCACTGAGCACTGTCGGGACGTCAAAATATTGGCCAGTTTCCGGAATCAACTTCAAACTGTGCGTGAACTCTGGTCTAAAATATGGCAATATTTGCTCAACTACTTGTATCGCATCTTCATTATTGGCGAACATAGCAGACAATGTGATGCTTATGTCATAAGGAACTGGCGTGAACTGCGAAGACAACGAAGACGCTGTCGAACCGACAGACGTATTTCTCTGAAGCTTATTCAAAGACCTTGTTGGTGCATAAGACATATCGGTGACTTCAAACGACATTCTCGGCAACTGAGTTGCGACTGGTCTGTCTAAGCCTGGGTCTTGCCGCATTCTCGCAAGAAACTTTTCTTTCGGGCCATAGGCAATAGGGACGCGAATTGATTGTATCCTATCTCCGGATTTATCATAACGCGAAATGTCAATATCGTTGAACATTGAACCGAACATTATAATGTACTTCCGGATAACACCGTGATTGTATGACGCTCCAAACATTACCAATTACCTCCTTCACTGAATGGATTGCCTTCGCTGAAGTCTATGAAGTCAATAGAGCTTGCGCTGAATTGCTCATTATTAGCAGCTTTATCTGTGTCTTCAACTCTGTATGTTCCACTATCCTGGGCTAGGTAGTAGTTGTCTTCAGTAAGAAGTTCTTCGCCGGATTCGGTGAGAATCTGAGACTGAGACATATCCCCAGAGTAAACATCCTCAATAGAATCGATTTCAGAAATCCCTGTATCGAATCTTTCGTGGCTGTATTCATAGAGTTCGCATCGAAGATCATAAGTTTGCAACGAACCCATCTGATAAAATATGGATTCGTGTTCAACGAATTTCACTTCAAATATCTTATTATTTAGGGGGAAGTATATCAAATCACCCTCTGACGGACGCCCTATTCCTTCTGTGGTGTCGCCGATGGTCAGCTCTTCGCTAAACCTTCTCCTAGAAACAGTAAGAACCATCTCGTCTCGGATTTCTATGTTGAACTTAGAAAGAAAATCACCCTCGCCCTCAAACCCGTCAACCGATTTGATGTACATTTCCAACAGGTAAGATGTTTCAAACTTAGAAAGCAAGTCTTCGCCGAAAAGGTCGTCCTCGGCAATTAACGTGCGCGGCATGTAGTAACAGTCAAACCCATAGATCTTTATTGATTCGATTATCAAATCTTCGATAAGGGTTTGTTCTTGACTGAATGCGAAATTATTAAAAAACAGGTTTGTTGCCATTTTATTAACCTATCATATCCATCGCTGGCATAGAGAATTTCTTCTGGACTTCTTCTTCGAGTCTCAGGATTTCTTCTTGTGCTTCTGACCATATGGTCTGGCCGTTGAATGTCACCCCACCTGGAAGCTGCATACCTTCAAATTTCTTCATGTTTTCGCCCCACTGCCGTTTGATCAAAGCTGTAGCATATTGACGGAGCCACCAATCTCCCCAAACAGAAGTATATGTATCGGGGTCTAAAACTTGATAACACTCAACAATAATATACTCTCCGACAGAAACCCTGTTCCAGTCCATATCAATATATAGTTTATCTGTATGGCGATTGAACCTCAAAGGTTGTTTGCCGACAAGTATTTCTTCAAGTAGGGATATTCTTTCCATAGAAGCGACATAATGCTGAATTCTCTCACTGGCCCAATCATGAACTTCGTTTAGAGAAATTTGGTACCGGAGGTTGAATAGGTTGTTTGCTTGTAAGCCCGTACCGATTGGAAATATGTTGATGATGCCCATAACATTTGCGGGAACGTCAACATACTTGTTTGCCTTGTCGGTTTCGGTTACTTGGTGCTTCAAGAAAGTTCTTTCGGAACCGTCATAATGATAGTCGCGATAAAACTCTAAGGCGTCGTCGATGCGGTCGTCTACTTGATCTTCATCGACATTAATTTCGACTACAGGAGCGCCGAGTCTGCGAAGGCAGTATTTTTTTAATTCGGATCTTGTGGTTGGAGTTGCCATGGTAATAGTCTCAAATAGGGGAGTATTTAAGACTATTTATAAGTTTGGGATATCTTAAAACATAGCTTGATATTTTGCCAATAAGCTTTCATGCGTGGCGTTGGCCGGATGTTCCATTTTGGACGAATTACCATTGGTGTCTACGACGTCAAATATCATATTGCCCGTGGTGGATAGGTCGTCGGGGACATAATTTATAGGGTAATCAATCTTCAATAGCGGCAACTGATGTATATCATTATCGTGTAAAACACCATCACCCTCTAATTTCCGCAGCCTTTCCATGTATTGATGCACCCAATTTATGTCCTTCCCTTCCTGCGAATATTCCATAACAGTGCCCATACTGCTTTGGTCGTAGATATATGTAGGAGGACTTTCGACGTTATTCATAAACGTCAACCTGCCGGCGACATGATCATTCTTAATATTGAAAAAATGGAGAGTATCTTCGCCGATGTGTATATCCTCATCAAACCTGTGCGCAGCAGCAGCCTTCCTGGAATACCATGTGATTCGGCAATGAGTCTCAGACTTCTCGGAATATTTTCTTTGAGCATTATAGAAACCCGTGATAGTTTCAATATAATGTTTTCTGACTTCATCAGTGAAATCGTGGTATTCATATGTGATTCTCGGCAACACCGTGTCATAATCGGTGAGAAAGCATCGCATCGGCTTCGCTGGGTACTGGCTTTTAGTGGGCATGACGCCCGTCGTCACCCAATGATCCTCAAGTGCTTTCCGATCATACATCATAGATACTTGATGCGTCAGGCAAACAGCATCTGGGGGATTTTTGGTCTGCGCCAGATGATTATATAGATACACGCCGTGTGGTGTCAAATAATCATCGCCATCAATCTGAACGCAATAATCATTATCACTCTCTAGGAACTTTTGGAGCAATGTATTCTTGCCCCTTCCTGGGGTGCTGTTTGATTCGGTGACGTAATATTCAATCCCAGCATTTTGGCAATATGAAGAAGCTTCTTCCTCATACTCCTTATTCATAGTGTTGATAATTACTACCAAAAGGTCTGTTGGGATATTGCTGTAATCTAGACTAGCGTGCCTCGCAAGAGCGTCTATATTGTTTGACGTCAACACATAATATTTCAAGCGTTTCATATATCGGGGTCTCAGTAATCATAACATGTATAATCAGGTGTGCTTATTCGCCTTGCGCCCAAGGAAGTTCTTCGTCAGAGTAAACTGCTACAGGGTTTACCTGTTTATTGATGCTTGAGATTATAAATCCATTAATCTTCTCTGCATAACTTTCTGACATGGCGGCGTGAACCCAACCTTCAACAGTCTCTTCAGTCAATTCATCTAATGGTATAAATGCGCCTGACTCTGCGCCATCTTCTGGTAAAGGGAAACGAGTGTTTGATTCGCATTTCCCAGTAATTCCATTTTCGTCTACGCCAATTTTCTCCCAACGGACACACACCACTCTACCTTCAGTTTCGCCAACGGTTTGCGTATCCATAGAAAGGATGTTTAAATTGTATGTAATTGTCATTTAATATTCTGCCTTTTGTTTATATCATATATTTATAATAATTGACGATTGGGTTTACAATATATCTCCAGGATATCTCGACGTCCACATAGTTAGACTGTATTTCGTACCTTTAATCAATTCCAAACATTCGTGGCCATGCGTCACCATCCCAGGAAATAGTATACATCTTCCGACAGCGATATCTTTATTGCTCACACCTTGCCGGTGGAATACCAGATCTGCGCCGTCATAGTCGTCGTTCAATTTAACTGACCCAGTAACTAAACTCGCATCTGTGTGGTGGGAAAGGCTCACTTGTGTGTCTAATGCATATCGCATAATAAATGCATCCCGAAGGCCATACATCTCCATTGGCTTCCAATAATTTTCTATGATTGGATATATGTTCTTTTTCCAGTGTGCTTCAAGCTCGTCCCAAAGACCCAACTCCTTCATACGGATCTCTTGAGCGGGAAACTTATCATAAGACAAACTACCCCACCCGCCATGCTTATCGGCTATAGCAATCATATCTTCACATTGAGACTGTGTCATAAAATCAACAACTAGCATATCTTTGTCGATTATATCAACATGGTTGTGCGCTGGCAAGTAGAGGTCTGGTGCGGTGATCATGATAGACGCGCGAACAGCATCGAACTTTTCTTTGGCGGCTTCTCCGCCATTTCCGTGGTAGATACAAGAACAGCAATCTGTCACAGGGTTGTGTAGGTTTCCATTGGAATACAAAACACGGTCTTCGTTACACTGGAACAGATAACCTTCATAATCAAGCTTGGCGTCATACTTACCGGAGAGGAAAATCTTCTGGTAAAACAATTGATCGTCTCCGTCATCAGACACGGTAGAGTCTGAAAGCATCTTTTTAAGTTCGCCGACCTGACCAATGAATGTTCCGCTATTCAAGTATTGGTATTTAGTTCCGAGGTTATTTGGTTGAGAGTGAAACTCTTCTGCCAATTTTGCATCTGGCCATATGTCTGCTTCTGCCGAGAATAATACTTTAGTATTGAACCCCAAATATCGTGTAGTTATCTCAGCAATCCCAGCATTATATAATACGTCATATGCGTCCGTAAAGAGGACAACATCGTGCTCTGGAAGCGTTTTAAGGTATGTTCGCAATAGATTGACCTTATGACCACCTCCAATCCCACTCATGTCGGTTCCTTTCCATTCGACATTCGTTCCAAGGTTTTTTGGGTAGACGCTGTGAAGTGCTGCTGAATCGTTAAGCGGAATACACTTCATTCGATCCGTACCGATGGTGATTGGATGCACTTTAAAGTCAACAAAGTAATCTTCGTCCGAGAATGGTTCAACATCAGTCGATAATACGCTGCGGTCGGCTTGATTGACGACGTCTTTTTTGAGGGCAGCTGTTTTCAAGAGCGGTAGCATTTTAGGAATATATTCGTCGACAGGTATTATCTTTTGCAATATGTTAGTCGATATAAGTATCTTTGCGCCCGCAGGTGTCAGGACATAAGAAGTGGTGTTGTATGGATATGCAGGGACTTCAAGCATATCATTAATCGGTTTGACTTTTTCTGGTTCGTTCTCGTTTCTAGAGAGATAAATGAAGTCATAAGTATCCGTGAGAGAGTCATAATACTGCTCGTCGAACTCATTCGATACTATGGCATCATCTTCAAATATTATAACTGGTTTGTTTGATTGTACGCATTCAATCCACGCCTCTCTGTGAGACAATAAACATGCTATTTCGCCGGAGGTCATTTTTCTGTTATGGAATGGATCCCGCCATAACCGGTCAGTATCCAAACCGTCTGCGCGCAAAACCTCTATTGATAAATCTTTGCCATCTATAGCTTCAATCCAAGAGACGTCAGATAGAGAGTTTTTCTCAAGAAAATGTATCTTTCTATCTTGACGTCGATTTAAATTTATAACTAGCTTCTTCATAATATATCCTACTCAAGTATATTGAATTAATCATTATACACTATTTAGGCGAAGAAGTAAAGTTTATTATTGGCCCACAAGCTGTTTATTTGTTGTTTAGACAGTATACAAGTTATAGAGGTTCACCTCTCCTTTCTGCGTGGGAGTACCCAGAGCAAGATAACTATCATTCATTCCGAGGCCAGTGGCAAAATTTGCCCTCGACTCGGTATTAATAAGCTCGATCCAAGCACCCGCACCCTCTGGCGCATTGAAGTCGTATATTCCGACAAAAGGTGGGAGCGAATTTACCCCCCCGCAGCTGCCGACCATATATTC